GATCCAAAAGAACTACTAATCAAGGCTCTACACGAGCGCGAGAATAAAAGACCGCGTTCTACTCAGGTTCAGATAGGACCATCAGAGTTAGGTGGTTGCCGTCGTAAGGTCTGGTACAAGTTAAATAACCAACCAGAGACCAATGAGAATGAGATGAAGTTGGCTGCCATTATGGGTACAGCCATTCACGGTGCTATTGAGAAAGCACTAGCAGATAACAAAGAAGTTTTGATAGAGCAGACCGTTGAACATAACGGAATGAAAGCACACGTAGATCTCTACATCCCAGGTTCTGGAGATGTAGTTGATTGGAAGACTGTCAAGGTCAAGAACCTTGCCTATTTTCCAAGCCAGCAACAACGCTGGCAAGTTCATACTTACGGATACCTCATAGAACAAAGTGGATTGGGGAAGGTCCACAATGTGCATCTTGTGGCTATTCCACGAGACGGTGACGAGCGCGATGTAAAGGTCCACTCTGAGAAGTACGATTCTTCCATTGCGCTTGAAGCCCTATCTTGGTTGGCTGGTGTCAAAGAGTCACAGACTCCACCAGAACCAGAGAAGGATGAGAGTTACTGTAAGTTCTATTGTAAATACTACGACGCATCTGGTGAGATGGGATGCGTTGGTCTAAAAAAAGAACGTACAAAAACTGAATTACCGTTGATCCAAGATAAGCAAGCCTCAACCAAAGCGCTGACTTATCTGCAATTAGATAACCAAATAAAAGAATTGACTGCACAGAAAGAGTCTTTGAAAGAAGAACTATCTGGAGTAGTCGGTGTAACAGACACAGGAGTAGAGGTTCGTTGGTCTGCTGTGGCTGGTGCCAAACAAGTGAATAAGGAATTAGTCCAAGAACTTCTGGGCTTTGTTCCTACAATCGAAGGCAAAGAAAGTCTGCGCCTTTCTGTCAAACATACTGGAGGTAAATAGTGGCTGCAAACGAATCAACCAAGTTCCAAGTGAATTTCAAATCACCAGATGGAACTCTTATCAATCTCTACGCTGCAAACAAGGAGGAACTAGAAGCACTGCTAACCGCAGCGCAAGACTTTTCCGCCCTCATTGGAAGCGTTAGCCAGTCTTTCTCAGGCGTTAGATCTGCTGCGCCCGTATCATCTGGTGGATTCAATAGATTAGATGATAGGGCAAACCCACCAGCAAAACCACAGGTAGTCGAAGGACAGACACCTGAATGCAAGCACGGACAGATGTCATTCCGTACAGGTAACGGAGCGAAAGGACCTTGGAAGGCTTGGATGTGTGCTTCACCTAAAGGCACACCTGACAAGTGCGACGCAATCTGGGTTCGATAACCAAGTGCGCGACCCACGAGAGTACGAAAGTCCTCTCTGTGCGGAAGTTGATGGCGATTACTGGTTCCCAGAAGATCTATCTGGTTACGGAAAATACGAGAACGTCAATCTCGCTAAACGTATCTGTGGAAACTGTAGTCACCGAACTGAATGCGCTGAATGGGGAATTAACAAAGAACGCTACGGTATGTGGGGAGGACTCACTGCTCGTCAGCGTCAAACAATAAGAAGAAAACTTGGGATAGTTCTACCACCAGAAAAGAGGGAAGAGAGAAGTGCTTAGACTTTCACGTGCGTGGCAATCCACGAACGTCAAGGCTACACCCCTACCCGATGTATGGAAATCTCTTGTCTCCACTGATGTCAATGTAAAGTTCAGGCGAGGACAAGTCTGTATGGTTGCTGCTGCACCCAATGCAGGTAAGTCTATGTTTGCTCTGGTCTATGCGATAAAGGCCAACATTCCAACGCTCTTCTTTTCAGCAGATACTGATACCGCAACTGTGATGATCAGAACTGCTGCTCATCTGTCAGGTCATTCACAACTGACAGTTGAAACTAATTTACAAAAGAATCCACGTCACTACCAAGAGTACCTTTCTAAGATGCAGAACATACAGTGGGTCTTTGACTCCAGTCCGTCACTCGATGATATCGAGATGGAGATAAAGGCGTATATCGAACTGTATGGAATTGCACCTGAACTTATAGTGATAGATAACCTAATGAATGTAGCAGCCGAAACAGATAATGAATGGGCTGGACTGCGTGCAATTATGATGGAGTTACACGATATGGCACGCAAGACCGAAGCCTGTGTGCTAGTGCTTCATCACGTATCAGAACAGAGTGAGTATGGATCTCCCACGATGCCCCCTCCTCGTCGTGCCATACACGGCAAAGTAAGTCAATTACCTGCCATCATTCTGACCCTTGGTTATGACCCCTCCCAAGGAATGCTTCGGGTTGCTGCCGTGAAGAATCGGTTTGGACCTCACTATGCTGATGCTTCACGGTGGGCAACACTATTTACAAACTTTGGTGCGTGTCAGATAGGCGATGCTGACTCTCAAGGACGGGCGTACCTCCACGATAACTTACAGGTGACACGGTGAGTAGTTACAACAAAGTCAAAGGTTCCAAGTTTGAAACCGATGTGATGAAGTATCTACGCAAACTAGGTCACTTTGCTGAAAGACTTGCTAAGGCTGGCTCTAATGACGAAGGTGATATTGTCACCATAATCGCAGGTCAGACCTATATTCTAGAGTGTAAGAATCGCAAGTCACTGAATCTTCCTGCCTTCTGGGACGAAGCACAGGTAGAAGCAAAGAACTATGCGAAGGCACGGGGGATGGTTGCGACTCCTCCTGCCTTCGTTATAGTCAAACGCAGACAACACGGAGTAGAGAAGGCTTGGGTTATCCAAGACCTTGATCAATGGTTAGTAGAAAGGACAAGCAATGCCAGTACCACAAGGCAAGATAACAACGAGTGAAATCTGGACAGGTGAACCAGAAGATGTACAACTACCAGAGGAACCAACTGAGGTAGAAGAAAAAGAACAGGAAGACCAAGCGTGATCTGCAATGACTGCAGTGTGGGTGGTGACTTCAACTCACAAGGAAAGTATGAGAAGTCAGAAGAACTACACGGCTATTGCAAAGGAGACTGCGGATGCCAGCACAAGACTGGTCCAGGGTGGTTCGTCCGAAGAGGAGTAAAGGCTCCGTTGATGCAGACGCAATCCCCGTAGCAGTAATCGTTTCCTACTATGGTGGGGAAGTAAGAGAGGGTAAGAGCGCCAGCGTCAAGTGTTGTATCCACGATGACTCAAGGCGTAGTGCAGTAATGAATACGTATGACAACTTATATTACTGTCATACCTGTGGTAAGGGTGGGTCATCTGTCGCTATTGTGATGGAGAAGGAGAACTTGGAGTTCAAAGATGCAGTCAAACGAGCAGTCGAAATTGTTACTGGAAGCGGTCACACGTTACAGTCAAAGCATAGACGAGGCAACGCTAAAGTATCTCGACGGACGTGGAATATCTAAGGAAGTTGCAGACCAGTTTATGTTGGGAACTGTTGTGGATCCTGCCCCTGGTCACGAACAGTTTGTTGGGTGGTTATCCATTCCATATATCACCGCTCTTGGCATTGCAGTGAGTGTAAAGTTTAGAAGATTAGATGATGGCAAGCCTAAGTATGGGCAACCAACAGGGCAGAAGTTGCACCTGTATAACGTGGTTGATGTGGCAGTGGACTCATCACATATTGTGATTACTGAGGGTGAGTTAGATGCAGTGATTATTTCTGGCATCTTGGGTATCCCAGCAGTGGGAGTGCCAGGAGTGGCAGCGTGGAAGCCGTACTACACCAAGTTATTGACGGGGTTTGATACCGTCTATGTAGTAGGCGATAATGATTTGAAAGAGGATGGGACTAACCCAGGAGCAGAGTTTTCCAAGCGTGTTGCGTCTGAAGTTATCAACTCTCAGATAGTAAACTTACCGCTTGGTATGGATATCAATGAGTTTTATTTACAGCACGGACCACAAGAGTTATCAACCCTATTAGGAGGAGTGAAGTGAGTGAGCAAGAAAAAGGATCTCCAAGAGGCAGCCAGATTATTGATGGATATGGGGATGATAATAGTCTCGATAGATTACAAGGCTGGGACGATAACTTGCCAGCCGATGCCAGCAAGAAAGTAGATGAGGAGTTTGTAAAAGATGTCTGGAGAATCCTCGACACAGCAGGAAATCTGCTTCTACGCAAGCATAAAGATTACGGCCCAAAGAACATCGCTCACAGTCCAGGTGGCCCACTCAACGGACTCAGGGTGCGAATGTGGGACAAGGTGGCTCGAATCAATAACCTCCTTGATAGCAAGGTCGCTCCCTCTAACGAGTCACTCCGAGACTCCTTCATAGATTTACTCAACTATTCCGCCATTGCAATTATGGTATTAGATAAGAAGTGGCCCGAACTACCCAATGACTGAGAAGCATTCGTGGTACAAGGCTGAACAACGCCGTAAACAAATTGCTAAAGAAAAGAAATTGAAGGCTGCCCGTTACGTAGAGATGATGAATAAGAGAGCCGAACAATACGATGCCACGCACCCGAAATAAAACTTACGAAGAACAACGCATATCACGAATACGAATGTATGGGATTGATGTCCCTGATTATGAACGCATACTCAAAGAACAAGGTGGAGGTTGTTATGTATGTGGCAAGAAGCCTACTGAGAAACGCGCTTTAGATATTGACCACGACCACAAAACAGGAAAGGTACGTGGTCTTCTTTGTTCCAACCATAACCGCGCCATTGGTTTGATGGGTGATGATCTACTCACTCTTATCAAAGCGTTAGAATACTTAGCGAGGCATCGTGACTAATCAACTACACCCCTGCTTAGATGACCTAGTTCCTAGCGTTGTCACCACTATCCACCGCAGGTTCAGAGCATACACAGAACGAAGCGACTTACTCCAAGAGGCGTGGGCTTTTGTCCTGACTCGTGCTGAGAACTTCAATGAACTACTCTCTGATGAGAATGAGGTTCAGCGTAAATGGAATGAGAAGCGAGTAGCGTGGCAGATACGCAGATGCTTAGAGCGTTACGCTAGAAAAGAAAAGGCTAGTAAATCTGGCTATCATCTCAACGATGAGGCGTACTATGACACAGTTACTATCTCACAACTCCTGCCGTTTGTAATCAAGAGCGTTATTAGTGATACTGCCTTAGAGCAGAGTCAGATCCTTGTCAATGATGGTACTCCACGCAAGCCCTCTGCCCCTGCTGAAGGTGGCAACCTGCTTGCTATGCTGGTAGATATCAAGAAGGCTTACGAGAAACTAGAGAAGCAAGACCAAGAAATACTTCGCCTTCGCTACCACGATAACCTTACTCTCCAACTTATCTCTGAGTATTTAGAGTGCGCTATCTCTACTGCTGATCGTAGATGTACCCAAGCACTACGCAAACTACAAAACAATATAGGAGGCGACAGCCCTTGGCAATAGTCACTCTTACCCCAGAAGAGGTGCGTGTCTGTGCCACTCTTGGAATTGAACGCTGGCTTACTAAGTTCGGTAGCGTTGATCGCCCTAACTATGCTGAAGGTAAAAAGTCTGGCAGTCTTGAACCAGAACTCAACGCCAATATCAGAGCCAACGTTTCTGAATGGGCAGTCGCAAGGTTATACAACCTACCTTGGAATGTCCCTTGGTATCCCAATAAATATCATACTCAGCGTAAAGAGATCGCTGATGTAGGTAACTTTGAGGTGCGTACAGTAAGAACTCGTAACGCGATTCCATTCTGGACCAAAGATGTAGGTCGTATTATCTATGGAACCAAAGTCCTTGATGAAGAATACTTCTCGCAAGTTGAGGTCTATGGTTGGTTTGAAGCGGATAAATTTATGGAAGATACTTTCTACGATGAGAAGATCAATGGGTGGCGTGTACCTGTGGAGTTACTAGTCCCGTGAAATACGAATACGAATGTCCTGCCTGCGGCAATGTCCTCCTCATTATCAGATCTATCCACGATATTGAGGTGGATTATGACTGTCCTACAAAAGGTTGCGGTTCAACTGTCAATAGAAAGTATGAAGCCCCTGCCATATCTTTCAAAGGCAAGGGCTTCTATACTACTGACGCGAAAGGATAAGGAACGGGTCAGTAGTTCTCTATCTTAGTAGTGTCCTTTTCTAAGAGCAAACCTGTAAGCCTTACAAGGTGATCCATAACGCTCGTCAATGTAACGTAAGCCTCGCAGTATTTGGAGTGAAGGCTTTCTACTTCTCTCTCCAAGGAGTTGAGCAATTCCGAAAGCGCTTGACTTTGGGTTTTGTGCGTAGTGGTCAAACCTGCTTTCACGGGTCCAAAGATCGTGGAGGCAGAGCCATTCTCTTCCTCTCCAACCAAACGCAACCCACGCGTATTGCTTTGCCAATTCTCTGTTCTCATTCTTCTGCTCCCACGTTGCTTTGGTTCTGCTCATCTGCGTTGGTTTGCCCAGATCTATATGAACTGTCTTGTCTATGTGGAGATAGGTAAATACCAGCGTCATCACGGGTAGTGCCACTAATATCCAACCACGCCTTTCCTTGAGCCTCATCAGATAGCCTTTCTTCTTCCAAGATTTCCTTGAATTGGTCGGGGTATTGCTGAGCAAGGCGTGTGAGCGCTCGCCCTCTTGCTCGCTGGTAGTTGCGTAGCCATACGGCTCGCCTCTCAGCGTTCCTCATACGCTTTTCTAATGCCTTATCTTTCTCTTTCATTCTACGTTTAGCCTCTAGGTTCATTGAGTTTATCCTCCCACACTATAAGCAGGTAGGCAATTATGGTCATCAGTATTACGCCTAAGAATATCATCGCCCTCTCTCCCTCTCGCTTGTAATCGTAGCCAGCACCAGCGCGGTGACTTCTATCTTGTCGGTGACGAGAACAGGTTCCTCAATATCTTCCTCATTCCAAACCGATACAAAGATAGAGTTATCTAAGCCTCGTCTAAACCACTCCACCGCATCGGTTACGCTCGCCCCTCCCCACGCAATATCACCTTTGCGATCCATTACCTCGTAAAAGTTGATGAGTTTCATACCAAAGCCCCTTTGTATTCGTAGTTAGTTAGCAGTATCCAACCGCCTGCCTCATCTGAGGACACTTCGTAATCTTCCCCTTTACTTTCTAGGAAAGT